AAGCTAATATGGGAGCAATATGGTAATGCTTTACGATAGCAAGAGTAGAGGTTATGATTAATTAGATTTAACGTTGTGTGATCCTTATATAAGCACAAAGTGAGTAAAACACAGTATGGCTAAAACTACGAAAGAGAAAAAACTTACACCCAAACAAGAAAAGTTCGCACAAGCTGTAGCATCGGGAACCAGCTTAACGGAGGCAGCCATGCGAGCAGGTTATTCACACAAGAATGCTGGGCGTGCAGGCACATTCCTAATGAATAATGAGCCTCTTGTGCAACGCAGAGTCCAAGAGTTACAGAACAGGGGAGCAGCAAGGGCAACACTAACATTGTCAAACCACTTAGAGAATCTAGAACGATTGCGAGACGCAGCAGTCGAGAACAATGCTTATGGGGCAGCAGTTACTGCAGAAATAAATCGAGGCAAAGCAGCAGGATTATATGTAGATCGCAAAGAATTTACAGTCAACAAAAATAATGACCTTACAAAGTTGGAGATTATTAAACGAATACAAGAACTTCACCAACAGTCAGGAGGGATTTTGCCTAGAGCCAAGTACACGATTGAAGGTGAGTCAGAGTCTGTCGCCTCCGAGCCTCTTGATAATATTCGAGAAGTATAAATGCAGAAGTATTATTCGCAACAGTCTAGGATTCTTTTCTCCAGTGTTTTTAGTATCATTGCCTCCAGAATCATTGACCCCCCTCTGCAAAAAGCAGTGCATAAAATAATACTGCGTTGGTTCACAATCCTTATGCACCAAAAATTTTGCAGCAAATTTTTTAAATGAACGACGAACTAGAGCATATACCCCAAGAACTCCTAGAGGAACACCTCGAACTATCGGAACGTCTCGCGGAACTCCAGAAAAAAGAAGAACTACAAACAAATTTTTTGCAGTTTGTAAAGAGTATGTGGTCAGATTTTATCGAGAACGAGCACCATAGAATAATGGCAAGAGCTTTTGATCGTATAGCGACAGGCGATCTTAAACGGTTAATTATCAATATGCCACCACGTCACACTAAATCAGAGTTTGCCTCTTATTTATTTCCAGCATATCTTGTTGGTAAAAATCCTGGACTCAAGATTATTCAAGCAACACACACTGCAGATCTAGCTGTACGTTTTGGTAGAAAAATACGTGATTTAGTTGATACAAAAGATTATAGAGAAATATTCCCGAATGTAGAATTAAATCCAGAAAGTAAAGCAGCAGGTCGTTGGGAAACACGTACAATCGACGGTAAACTAAACGGCGAATACTTTGCAGCTGGTGTCGGTGGTGCATTAGCTGGTCGTGGTGCGGATCTTTTTATTATTGATGATCCACACTCAGAACAAGATGCCATGAGTCAAACTGCTCTTGACGATGCGTATGAGTGGTATATGACAGGTCCTCGACAACGTTTACAACCTGGAGGTGCAATCGTTATGGTTATGACGCGTTGGTCTAAACGAGATTTGACTGGTCGAGTTGTAAAAAAGATGATGGAAACAGAAGCTGCAGACCAATGGGAAATAATAGAATTACCTGCTATACTACCAAGTGGTAAACCTTTATGGGAATCTTATTGGCCATTAAATGAATTAGAAAAAATAAAAGCCTCTATATCCCCATCTAAATGGGCAGCAGAATATTTACAAAACCCTACTGGTGAAGGAGCCTCTATTATAAATAAAGATTGGTTTAAAATATGGGATAAAGATTCACCACCACAAGTAGATTATGTAATACAAAGTTACGACACGGCTTTTTTGAAAACTGAAAGGGCGGATTTTTCTGCTATAACTACTTGGGGAGTGTTTTATCCAGAAGGGAAACATGGAGAAGATCTATATGCTGGTGACGAAGCACATATTATTCTTTTAGATTGTATTCGCGAGAGGCTTTCTTTCCCTGAATTAAAACAAAAAGCTCTTGAACAATACCGTGAATGGGAACCTGAATCAGTAATTATAGAAGGTAAAGCCTCAGGAACTCCTTTAACGCAAGAACTGCGCAGTATTGGCATACCTGTACAAACTTTTAACCCAAGTAGAGGACAAGATAAAATTGCAAGATTAAATGCTTGTACTCCGTTATTTAGTAGTGGTTATGTATGGGTGCCTGAAACTAGATGGGCAGAAGAATTAGTTGATGAAGTTACTGATTTCCCTAACGGCGAACACGATGATTTAGTAGATAGTACGACACAAGCTCTTATGCGATTTAGACAAGGTGGTTTTGTTAAATTAGATTCTGATTTTGAAGATGAACCTGTGTATAGACGCAAACGAGTTTACTATTGAGGTCGTTTTAAAGTATCATACAACACATGGCAATAGAAAAATCAAAAGCACTTGAACCTAACGCTGAAGAAGTGCAAATAGAGTTGCCTGTATCAGAAGATACTACTCCTCCAAATATTATAATCGAAGGTCAAGAAACCGCAATAGAAATAGTACCAGATACAGGTACGGACTTTAATCAAAACTTAGCTGAAATAATATCAGAAGATGATTTAGGTACTTTAAGTAGTGGCTTAATAGATGATTACGAAGATGATGAAGATTCACGTAAAGAATGGCTAGAAACTTTTTCTAAAGGTTTAGAACTTCTTGGTATTAAAACTGATGATAGAAGCGAACCATTTCCTGGAGCAAGTGGAGTACATCACCCTTTACTATCAGAATCTGTAGCACAATTTCAAGCACAAGCGTATAGAGAACTCTTACCTGCTGATGGACCAGTAAAAACACAAATACTTGGTGACGCAAATAACGAAAAAGAAAAACAAGCACAACGTGTAAAAGAATTTATGAATTATCAAATCACGTATAACATGGAAGAATACGATCCTGAGCTAGATCAACTCTTATTTTATCTACCTTTATCTGGTTCAGCATTTAAAAAAGTATATTATGATCCTGCAAAAGCAAGAGCTGTAAGTAATTTTATTATGGCAGAAGATTTTGTTGTACCATATTCTACTAACGATCTTTTAGATTGTTCAAGAGCTACCCATGTTATTCAAATGTCTGAAAACATGATAAGAAAAATGCAACAAGCAGGTATTTATCGTAATATAGATGTTGGTTCACCTGAATACGGTACAGATTATGATGGTGTAAAAGAAAAAATCGACGATATTACTGGTTTATCTCGTCCTGCTAAGTCAGAAACGTATTCAATACTAGAAATGCATGTAGATTTAGACCTTGAAGGGTTTGAAGACACTATAAACGGTGAACCTACAGGAATTGCTTTACCTTATATCGTTACTTTAATCAAAGAAAGTGGGCAAATATTAGCTATACGACGTAATTTTGACCCTGATGACCCTTTAAAACAAAAAATAGAGTATTTTGTACACTATAAATTCCTTCCTGGACTTGGATTTTATGGTTTTGGACTTATACACATGATTGGCGGTCTAACTAAATCAGCAACATCTATATTAAGACAATTAATAGATGCTGGAACGTTATCTAATCTACCTGCTGGGTTTAAAGCAAGAGGTATGCGTATACGTGATGATGAAAATCCTATAGAACCAGGAGAATGGAGAGATGTTGATGTTCCAGGAGGAACTATTCGTGATGCTCTAATGCCATTACCATATAAAGAACCGAGTGGAGTATTAACACAACTATTAGGTGTATTAGTTGAAAGTGGACAAAGGTTTGCAAATATTGCTGATATGAAAATAGGTGATATGGGGCAAGAAGCTCCTGTTGGCACGACGATAGCTATGTTAGAACGTGGTAGTAAAATTATGTCTGCTATACATAAACGTTTACATTTCGCCCAAAAAATAGAATTTAAACTATTAGCTAGGGTTTTTTCAGAATCACTACCAACTGAATATCCTTATGATGTTGTTGGTGGTTCAAGAACAGTATATGCTAGAGATTTTGACGGGCAAGTAGATATATTACCTGTAAGTGATCCAAATATCTTTAGTATGAGCCAACGTGTCGTATTAGCACAAACACAACTACAATTAGCACAAAGTGCACCACAATTACATAATTTACGTGAAGCTTATCATAAGATGTATTCAGCACTTGGTGTTCAAGATATAGATCAAATACTTGAACCTGAAGATAATATGAATCCAAAAGATCCTATACAAGAAAACCAAGACGCTCTAATGGGTATGCCATTAAAAGCGTTTATAGAACAAAACCACGATGCACATATTCAAGCACATATGGCATTTATGCAAAGTCCATCGGTACAACAAAATCCACAAGCTATGGCTGTATTACAAGCACATATACAAGAACATCAAGCATTAAAATATAGAGTACAAGTAGAACAACTATTAGCACAACAAGGTATTCAATTACCACCAGAAGGACAACCTGTGCCAGAAGAAATCGAAAACCAAATAGCTATTTTTGCAGCTCAAGCAACACAACAAATTACAGGACAAGAACAAGCCATGCTACAAGCACAACAAATAGCGCAACAACAACCACAAGTAGATTTAGCTAAAGCACAACTAGAATTACAACAAGCAGAAATACAAAGAAAAGCACAAGCAGATCAATTACGTGCACAAACAGATATAACACTAAAACAATTAGATGCACAAGTAGCATTAAATAAAGCAGATATAAATGAAGATATTGCACAACAAAGAATAGCAGCAGCAAGAGAAAAAGTTGCACTAGAAACAAAACTAAAAGGGCAAGAAGATTATGCTGATCTTCTTAAAGAAGTTAAAGACGCAGAGGATAAAAATGACTAGTAAAAGACCAGGATTGTACGCTAATATAAACGCTAAACGTAGAAGGATAAAAGCTGGATCTGGTGAACGTATGCGTAAACCAGGAGCAAAAGGTGCTCCTACGAGACAAAACTTTAAACAAGCTAAACGAACTACTAAAAGGAGGTAGTTATGTATAAAAAAACTAAGGGCATGGCTAAAGGTGGCATGATGAAGAAAACCAAAGGCATGGCTAAAGGTGGCATGATGAAGAAAACCAAAGGCATGGCTAAAGGTGGCATGATGAAGAAAACCAAAGGCATGGCTAAAGGTGGCATGATGAAAGGTAAACCTAAGTCTAAAAAATTAGATTTAGCTGAAGCTTATCTAAAACGCCAAGGTTTGACATCTAAAGATCTTGCTAAACTATCTAAAAGATATAATTAGTGTCTTATCTAATCAGTAATATCCCACACTTTCCGTGTTGGGTGAGGAGAGAATTTACTGTAAACCATTTAAAATACCACGGAGAATATTTACATGCTTTAGCTATAGCTGTAAATACTATACCAGATAGATCGCTTAGTTTTCAAGTTGTTTTTACAGGATGCGAAAACCAACTAGGTTATGGTGATAAAAATATTCATGGTGGTGCGATGTGGGCACGTATGCCTATAGAAGCATTAATTGCAGATATTCCTCTTAAAAAATGGGGAGAACCAATGGAAGATCATTTAGTACAACCTTGGGATTGCGAATCTAGAAACCACAGTGTAATAGTGATGGATAGAGTAAGCAGTTCACCTTGGAAATGCAAAATTGGTGGAGAGTGGTATATTGGAAAATACATGTTTACAGTAGACTATACTGATTCTGATATCGCTGATGATCCAGCACAACATAAACAATCACACGTACTCTATATTACAGAAGATTGTAAGTGGAAAGGTAATTTTATAGCATTACCTAACAATAGAGTACGTGCTACTAGCCCAGCACTCTGGGTTACAGGGGAAGGTGCACCTGATTTCTTACCTTCACAACATTTACACTCAGCAGAAGGTCATGATACTTATCTAGACCCTGCTATAACATTTAATAATTTATACGATGGCGACTAGAAAATTTAAAAAAGTCAAAAAGACGAAAAAAGGAGTACCTCAAGTTTATGTAAAAGGTGCTAAAAATCCAAAAGCTAGAGAAAGGGAAATCCTTAGAACTCAAAAAAAGTACGCTTCAGGTAAAATGACTGCAGCTGATTTTGCAGCAGTAGAGCGTTCTAGAGCTAAAGATAGGAAAAAGAAAAAAAGAGCGTAAATGAGATAAAACTATAGTATGATAAATAGATCAAGTATTAAAATGTCCGTTACTAAAGGCGGAAAAAACAAAAAAAGGAAAAAGAATGGCAACACCAGCATGCGTAAAGAAGTACGCAAAAAGTAGTGGTAAATCTACAGCAACACTAAACAAAGTTTATAAACGTGGTCAAGGTGCATACTTTAGTTCTGGCTCTCGTCCTGGACAAAGTTCTCATAGTTGGGGTTGTGGTAGAGTAAGAAGTTTTGCTACAGGAAAAGGTGGTGCAAGAAAAGCTGATTCAGATTTATTAGGTAAAAAGAGTAAAAAAGTTGCAAAAGCTGCAAAAGGTGGGCTGTATCACAGAGGATGTGGTATGGTTATGCCTGATCGTAGAAAGAAAACTAAATACGCATAGTGGACTACATAAAGGTTGTAGAGTTTTTACTTAAAAAATACAGAGAACGTATTGCTAGTTTAGAAGAAACCCTTGCTTCGGGGGGTGTTTCTAATTATGAACAATATCAACGTGTCGTTGGAGAGATAACAGGTCTTCGCTCTGCCGAACAAGAAATAATAGACCTGCAAAAAAATATGGAGAAAGAAGTAGATGACTGATAAAAATGTAACTCCCGACATAGTATTAAATTTTGATAAAGGCGAGGAAAAAGAAACTCAACCTATAGCAAAACAAAAAACCGAAGAAGAAATTGCATCTCAATTAGAGATTTTACCTAAACCAACAGGATATAGAATTTTAATCTTACCAAGAGGAAGAGCTCCTGTAACTGATGGAGGCATACAATTAGTACAAGAAACTGTTGATAGAGACAGTATAAGTTCTGTTGTTGGTTATGTCGTTGCTGTTGGTCCAGACGCTTATAAAGATTTAAATAAATTTCCAGAAGGACCGTGGTGTAAAGCTGGAGAGTGGGTGTTATTTGGCAGATATGCTGGTGCAAGGTTTAAAATAGATGGTGGTGAACTGCGTATTTTAAACGATGATGAAATTTTAGCTAGTATTCCTGATCCAGAAGCAGTAGACTATTAACCTTAACCAACATGGAGGAAACCATGCAACAAGAAGAAACGCTTGCAACAGAAACAGAAGAAGTGATTGAAGAGGCTGTAGAAGTCGAAATACCTTCTGAAGAAAAAGATGACAATACTGAAAATGAAGTAATTGTAGAAGCTGACGATAAGTCTAGCACTTCTGAAGAAGATAAAACTGAAACAGAAGAATACAGTGACTCAGTACAAAAACGAATTAATAAACTTACTTATAAACTTCGGGAATCTGAAAGACAGAATGCTGAAGCTCTTGCTTGGGCAAAAAAAGTACAAGAAGAAAACAGTTCTTTAAAAGTAAAAGCAGACTCTGCGAACACAGCTATGTTCACAGAATATGACAATAGAGTTAATACAGAACTTGAATCAGCTAAAGCTGAGTATAAAGCTGCTTTTGAAAGTGGTGACACAGATAAAATAGTCGCAGCTAATGAAAAATTATCTCGTTTGTCAGTAGAAGCTGAAAGTTTAAGACGTGTAAGTGAACAAAAGAAAACTAAAGATAAAGATAATGAAAATGAATCTAATCAAGTTGTTTCTCCTCAACCACAACCAGAACAACAAGTTGTACCAGATGAAAAAGCTCAAGCTTGGGCAAAAAAGAATGAATGGTTTGGACAAGATCAAGCTTTAACTTTTGCATCTTTTGGTATACACAGAGAATTAATGGAAGAAGGTTATGATGGCACAACTGATGAATACTATACAGAGTTGGACAAAAGACTTTCCAAATTTGGTTCTAACAACTATAATGCTAATGAACAAGTTTCAGACTCTCCCGTGCAGAGAGTCGCAAGTCCCTCGAGACAAGCTAGAAATAATAAAGCACGCAGTAAAAGTATAAAACTCACACAGAGTCAAGTAGCAATAGCGAAAAAACTTGGTGTGCCTCTTGAAGAGTATGCTAAATATGTTAAACAATAACGGAGTAAAAACATGACAGAAAAAAATACAAATAAAACAGTAGAAACATCTGTTAGTACAGATCGTACCTCCCGATCTGCATCATCTCGAGATAAAGTATCTCGCAGAACACCTTGGAAACCACCCTCTGCATTAGATGCACCTCCAGCTCCAACTGGGTTTAAGCATCGTTGGATTAGGGAATCTGTACTTGGACAAGACGATAAGTCTAATGTGTCTAAGCGAGTACGTGAAGGTTTTGAACCTGTACGTGCAGAAGAGTACCCTGATTTTGATGCTCCAACTATACAAGATGGATTACATGCAGGTGTAATTGGCGTAGGTGGGTTGATTTTAGCAAGGATTCCTGAAGAAACAGTAAATGAACGGAAAGAGTACTATGACGGTCTCACCGCAGACGCGATGCGTGCTGTAGATTCAGACTTAATGAGAGAAAGCGATCCTGCGATGCCTATGAGCAAACCTCAAAGATCATCAAAGATTACTTTCGGAAAGGGGTCTTAAATTGTATTTAAGACTTAATAACAACATATTTTATATAAAGGTGAAATAACATGGCAAATGTAAATGACCCAGATGGTTTCACTCCAGCATATCATATGTCTGGTGGTACAATCAGACCTGCAGAATTTGAAATAGCAAGCGGAACTAACGCAAGCATATTTTCAGGTGACGTTGTAAATCTATCAAGTGGCTTAGTTATACAAGGCACTGCGACTGGTACACCACTTGGCGTATTTTATGGGGTGGAATTTACTAATACATCAGGAGAAAAAATCTTTTCTAAGGTTTGGACTGCTGATACAGTAACCCTTGGTGCTGCAAATGCGAAAGCGTTTGTATATGTTGACCCAGATATTGTTTACGAGGCTCAGTCTACTGGTACTCCTACACAAGCATCTATTGGTACAACTAATACAATTTCGACAACTGCAGGTGATTCTAACACAGGTCGATCAAAAGAAGGTGTAACAACTACAACTTCTAGTGGTATTGCGACAGTAGTAGGTTTTCCGAAAAAACCTTCAAATTCTATTGGACAATACGCTAGAGTGTATGTAACGTTCCCTGCTTCTGTATTCGGCAACTCATAATAGAGGTACTTAACAATGGCAATTAACAGAGCACAATTAGTAGCAGAACTTGAGCCTGGATTAAATGCTCTATTTGGACTTGAGTATGATAGATATGAAAACGAACATGCTGAAATTTTCGATACAGAAAATTCAGACAGAGCGTTTGAAGAAGAAGTTATGCTATCAGGTTTTGGTGAAGCTCCTGTAAAAGGTGAAGGTGCAGCAGTCACATATGACTATGCGCAAGAAACTTTTACAGCTAGATATTCACACGAAACTGTAGCATTAGCTTTTGCTATCACTGAAGAAGCAATAGAGGATAATCTATACGACAGCATCTCAGCTAGATACACTAAAGCGTTGGCTAGATCTATGAGTCAAACGAAACAAGTAAAAGCTGCAAATGTTCTAAACAATGGATTTTCTACTTCCTTCCCTGGAGGAGATGGTAAACCATTAATGACTACTGACCACCCAATTTTAACAGGTGGTGATCAGTCAAATGAACCAAGCACAGCTGCTGACCTGAACGAAACTTCATTAGAAAATGCAATGATAGAAATTGCTGCATTTAAAGATGAACGTGGTTTGAAAGTAAATGTTCAAGCTAGAAAGTTAATCGTTCCACCAGCACTTCAATTCGTAGCTGATAGACTATTAAACACTCCTGGAAGAGTTGCGACTTCTGACAACGATATTAATTCGTTGAGAAACATGAGCGCACTTCCTGAGGGTTATACAGTCAATCACTTCTTAACAGATACTGATGCGTTTTTTATTAAAACTGACGCACCAAATGGACTAAAGCATTTCGTAAGAGCTGCAATGTCTACTGGAATGGAAGGTGACTTCGAAACTGGAAACATGAGATATAAAGCAAGAGAAAGATATTCTTTTGGTTTCTCAGACTGGCGTGGAATTTATGGCTCTCCTGGAGCATAATTTCGTTTCACATAAGGCGAAACAGGAAAGGGAGCTTCGGCTCCCTTTCTTTTTGTCCAGAACTAATATAGAATTTACTTCTAGGATATTTTTAATTGTTTTATAGACTGCCCTAGCAGACAAGCCAAGACTATAAAACTTATTTCCAATGGAGGAAATTATGGCAAAATCAACTTTTAGTGGACCAGTAAAATCACTTGCTGGATTCATATCAGCAGGTAGTACAGCTGTAGTTAGTTTAACAGCAGATACTACACTTACGGTAGCTGCACATGCAGGTAAAATTTTAACAACTAATGATGCAGACGGTAAATTTACTCTACCTAGTATAGTAACAACATCACCTACTGATCCAACAGATCCTAATCAATTAAATAATTTAGGAGCTACTTTTTTCTTCGTAGTAGAAACAGCAGCTACGGATATGGATATTTTAACTGATGGTACTGACAAATTTGTTGGTGGATTATACACAGGTAAGGATGACTCAACAGGTAAAACCTTTATTTCTGGTGCATCTAATGATGTTATTACTATGAACGGTTCTACTAAAGGTGGACTTGCAGGCAGTATAGTAAAAGTAACAGCCATGGCTTCTGCTAAATATGCAGTAGAAGGTATAATTTTAGGTTCAGGCACTATAGTTACACCATTTGCTGACGCATAATAGGAGGTAAATTATGGCAGACGCAGTAACGTCAACGACAATAATTGACAATGATCGATTAGCTGTATTACAATTAACAAATACATCGGATGGCAGTGGAGAATCAGCTGTAACTAAAGTTGATGTAAGTTCTTTAAATGATAGAAGTTCAGATGAAGCTGCTTGTACAGGTGTCAAGTTATTTAAAATAACTTATGTCACAGCTGGTATGAGTGCTAAACTTTTATGGGACGCAACTACAGATACAATATGTTTACCTTTAAATGCGGATACAAGCGAAGATTTAGATTTTTCTGACTTCGGTGGTATACAGAATACTGCAGCTGCTAGTGGTAAAACTGGTGATATTCAATTAACAACAGCAGGTCACTCTAGTGGCGATACTTATGTTATAATCTTAACGTTAGTTAAGGAGTACTAATTGTGGCAACTTCTGGCACTAAAGTATTTAGTCTAGATACAGCCCAAGTAATTGAAGAAGCATATGAACTTGCTGGTCTAGAACTTAGAACAGCATACGATGCCAAAACTGCAAGAAGATCTCTAAACATAATGTTTGCTGATTGGGCAAACAGAGGCATAAACCTTTGGACTATAGACCAAGTAACACTATCCTTAGTTTCTGGGACATCTTCGTATAATTTAAATAGTTATGATGTAGATGTCTTAGAAGCTATTGTTAGGGTATTTGACAGTGTTGGAGGCAGTACGTTTAGTGATGTTGCTATAGAACGTATTAGTAGATCGGACTATTTAAACTTACCTGATAAAACAACAACAGGCAGACCTTCACAATTTTTCGTTGAACGCAAGGAAACTCCTGTTTTATATGTTTATCCCACACCAGACGATAGAACGACTTATCAATTTATTAGTTATAGAATCTCTAGAATCGATGACGTCACTGCTTCTGCACAAGACCAAGAAGTGCCTAGTAGATTTATTCCTTGCATGACTACAGGTCTTGCTTATCAAATAGCTTTAAAAAAGAATCCACAAAAAGCAAGTATTTTAAAAATAGAGTACGAAGAAGCATTTAACAGAGCAGCAGAAGAGGACAGGGATAGGGCTAGTATTAGTTTAACCCCGAGAATAAGATACTGATGGCATATTCTAGTGGAAAAAACGCTTATGGTATATGTGATATATCGGGTTTTAGGTATAAATTAAAAGATATGAAAAGAACGTGGAACGGACTTTTAGTGGGTCCTGATATGTTTGATTCTAAACACCCGCAACTAGAACCAAAACGTTTTGTAGCAGATCCTGAATCTTTACTAAACCCTAGACCAGAAACTAAAAATACCGTGGGGTTAGGTGTAGTTAAGACAAGCACACCTAACATGTTAATAACAAATGACCTGATTGGCTCGAGTTTTTCTGGATATGAAACAACTGCTAGTTTAGGCACCGTAACAATTACAACAAGTTAAACATGAGCTTTACACTATCAACTTTAAAAACGGCAATACAAGACTATTCTGAAAGCACAGAATCTAGTTTTGTTACACATCTACCAGACTTTATAAAAACTACGGAAGAAAGAATATTAAAAGCTGTACAATTAGATAATTTTAGAAAAAATGTTACTGGTACAGCTACGGCATCTAATACTTATTTAAGCACACCATCAGATTATTTATCGTCTTTTAGTCTAGCATTAATAGATTCTAGTAATAACTATAATTACTTAGACTTAAAACATGTTTCTTTTATGAGAGACTACACACCGAGTGCAAGTACAACAGGAACACCTAAATACTACGGTGAATACGATGATAATACATTTATTTTAGCTCCTACCCCGAACACAAATTTTACGTTCGAACTACACTATTTTTATAAACCAGCATCGCTAACTGCTGCTGGAGACAGTGGAACAACATGGTTATCCACCAATGCTCCTAATACTTTATTGTACGGATCGTTAGTAGAGGCTATGGTTTATTTAAAAAATTATGATGCTATGCCTTTATTTGAACAGCGATTTCAAGAAGCTATACAATTACTTAAAAATCTTGGTGAAGGGAAGTCGACAAGAGATCAAAATAGATACGATGAAGCGAGGAGAGTACCACAGTCGTGATAGAAGAAAATAGTCTCGAGGCGAAAAATATCGCTATAGTTGCTATGGGGGAAAGTCAATTAGACTTTCATTTATCAATAACCCATAGTAAAGAGTACGATGAAGTTTGGGCTATAAATGCAATGGCTGGAGTAGTAGCACATGCTGATAGGGTTTTTATGTTAGATCCTGCCAGTAGATTTTTAGACAGCAATGCAGCGGGTTCTCAAACAGGTATTATGTGCAAAGTTTTGAAAGAACATCCTGGACCTATCTACACGTGCGAATTAGATCCACGTTGTGGTAATTTAGTAGAATACCCGTTGTTAGATGTAGTGAGAAAAACAGGAAGTGTTTATTTAAACAATACTGTAGCGTTCGCTATAGCTTATGCTCTTTATAATAAAGTCGCTAGAATAAATATGTTTGGTATTGATTTTACCTATAAAGGCAATCTACATTTTGCTGAAGCTGGAAGAAGTTGTTGTGAGTTTTGGTTGTCTAAATGTATATCTGCAGGAATCACGGTAAGTGTTGCTCCAAGATCGGGTTTATTAGATACAAACTTAGACTTAAAGGAAAAAATTTACGGTTATCATAGATTAGATAACCCACCATTAATTTTGTTAGACCCAGAAACAAATGAGTTTTATCAAGTAGGTTACAACGAATATAAGGAAACGATTGAGCAAGATCATCGCGATGCTGCTGAACTTATACAATCACCACCCGAAGCAAAAAGGTACTAAATGGACGATATTCAAGTTGTAAGCAGTATAGGAAACATAGGTGTAGAAACACAGAACTACAGAGGACATCCACCAGAATGGTGGGCAGAAAAATGTACAGATAAGATATGTGGTATTTCTGAAAATGCTCAAGGACATATACGACAACAGGCTGAAGCATACAGACTAGCTATTTATTCCACAATACTTTATCATATTAAACAAGCAATCAATAGTGAAAGATGCACTATGAAAAATGTTCTTACAAAACAAGGACATGATGATTTAGCAAAACTATTAACGGAGATTAAGTAATGGCAATTACATCTACATTAACAACTAGCTTTAAAAAAGAATTACTTGAAGCAGTGCATAATTTTAAAAATTCAGGTGGTGACACTTTTAAATTAGCTTTATACACAAGTTCAGCTACTTTAGGAGCAACAACTACTGCTTTTACAACTACTAACCAAGTTTCAGGTACTAACTATTCTTCAGGTGGAGGCACATTAACTAGAGTAGATCCTACTACTGGTGGAACTACAGGTTTTACTGATTTTGCTGATTTAACTTTTGGTACTGCCACTGTTACAGCTAGAGGATGTATGATTTACAATTCTTCAGACAGTAATAAATCAGTTGCTACTATTGATTTTGGTGGAGATAAAACATCAACAGCTGGAGATTTTACAATAGTTTTTCCTGCAGCAGCAGCAAGCACAGCGATTATTAGAATCGCTTAATCTTAAATGGCAGCGATCACTGGTTGGGGTCGAGGCACTTGGGGTTCAAACACTTGGGGTGAACCTAACCCTGTTACACTTTCTGGACTATCTGCTACAAGTGGTCTAGGCACTGTTGGTGTAACATGTGCTAATAATATAACAGTTACAACTTTAGTAGCCACTGGATCGACAGGTTCAATTAGTATAGACGGAGAAGCAAATTTAACACTTTCAGGACAATCATCTACAAGTGCTATAGGTACTCCATCTATTGATGCTGAAGCAAACACTACACTATCAGGGCAAAGTGCAACAAGTAATTTAGGCACCACAGCTACAGTTGGAAAAGCTAATTTTGTACCAACAGGACAAAGCGCAACAAGTGCAGTTTCTGGTGTTGGTGTAAACGCACAAGCTATAGCTACACTACCAGGAGTAACAGCTACATTAGGAGCAGTTTCTGTTGATGTTGATGGTGAAGCTAACATACCTGTTGCTGGGTTAAGTGCTACGAGTGCTTCAGGTTCAGTAACAGTACACCATAACGAAAAAATTACGTTAGATTCATTAACAGAATTAACAGGTTCAGTAGGTGATACTACAATTATTGCTAAAGCAAATATTGTACCAACTGGAGTGGTTGGTAGTACAAACACACCATTAGTTCTTGTATGGGGACTAGTAGACGATAGCCAAGACCCAAGTTGGTCTTCTGTAAGTGATACACAAAGTCCAAGTTGGTCTTCTGTAAGTGACACACAATCAGCAAATTGGGAAGATGTAGCTTAACTATTGTGGAAAAAAAGTATATAATCTATTAAATTTGAGAACAAAATAAATGGCAAGCACATACGTAAACGATCTAAGATTAAACGAAATGGCTACTGGTGACGCTAGTGGTACTTGGGGTACAGTTACTAATACTAATTTAGAATTAATCGGTGAAGCATTAAGTTTCGGCACGGAAGCAATTACTACTAACGCTGATACACATACTACAACTGTAGCTGATGGTGCAGCTGATCCTGGCAGAGCCATGTATTTAAAATATACGGGTACGTTAGATTCGGCTTGTACTATTACTATAGGACCTAATACTATTAGCAGAATGCAGTTTATAGAAAATGGCACAAGTGGATCACAAAATATAATTATTTCTCAAGGTAGTGGTGCTAATGTAACTATTCCGCCAGGAGATACTAAAGCAATTTATTTAGATGGTGCGGGTTCTGGTGCTGCTGTAGTAGATGCTTTTGCTAGTTTATCTACAGTGGATCTAAAAGTACAAGACGATTTAACAGTTACGGATGATGCCTCAGTAGGTGGGGATTTATTAGTTAGCGGTGAAGTACAAACAGCAAATATTGGCTTTACCGATGGCGATAATGCTATCACCATCGCTGATGGTGGCGGTATCACAGCAGCGAATGGTATTACTTCCACAGCAGTCCCTC